AGAAAGTTAATGACGCTGAAGCGCGGGTCATGCAATTGGAAAATAAGCTGCATGAGAAAGAGATTCGTGAGCAACTTGATCGTAAACGCCGTTCTTTGAAAGAAAGCGGCATTGCTCAATCAGACGAAGATGTTCAAGCAATTGAGAAAATCATGCTTGAGCAAGGCATTACAAGCCACGACACGGCTGCACAGCATTGGGAATGGATGAAGCAAGCAGCAACGCCTACTCCATCAGGATACAACCCCAACATTATTAACAAGTTTGACTTGTCAAAGTATTGGAAAAATCCCCAAGGTGCTGCGCGTAATGAAGCGGCTACTGCATTGCAAGAAATTAGGAACCAAGGTCGTAGACCGATTGGTATTTAGTGTTAAATGTTGGGGATAATTTTTTTAATCTAAGGAGCCTGCTATGCCTATAGGCGGCGGTATTTTACCAGCATCAGGTAGCTCACAATACAACGAGCTTACCTATGTCACAAGACGGGCGTTTATCCCCAAGCTTGTGGTACAGCTATACAACTCAACCCCCCTAATGGCTGCTCTGATTGCAAACAGTCAACAAGCATCAGGTGGTGTGAGCCAAGTCACAGTCCCAGTTCAAGGTGCACAATTTGTTAATGCACAATGGTCTGATTACTCTGGTTCGTTTAACCAACCATCAGTTCAACAAGGCGCATTTAACGCTGAGTTCAACTTAAAACTAATGATTGCTCCAGTACCATTCTTAGGAATGGAAGGTGCGGTTCAACAAGACTACGCAATTATTCCTCTGATCGAAGCGCGTATGAATGACGCGACCAACGTGATGATGGATGCAATGGCCACAGCCTTGTATAACAATTACACCAACACCCAACAGTTTATTGGTTTGCCAGGCGCAATTGACGATGGCACGAACATGACTACTTACGGCAACATCAACCGCACGACCTACACTTGGTGGAAGTCAAAGGTTTATGCAGCCGGTAACGTCAATCCAACCCGTCAAAACATCCTTCAGTACATTTCAGGCACCGTCAAAAACGGCGCAGAAGTCCCTACTTTTGGCGTTTGCGGTTTTGGTACTTGGACTTTGTTGGCTCAAGACTACGTTGGCCAAGAACAGTATGTCATTACCCCAGGCTCTGGTTTTGATAGTGATGGTAACGGCCCCCAAGCGGCTTTCCGCGCTTTGATGGTTGCCGGTGTGCCAATCTATCCTGATCCATATTGCCCTGAAGGTACGGTCTACTTCATCAACAGCAATTACCTTTCACTTTACATTCACGAACAAGGTTCGTTTGTGTTTACCGGCTTTGAATCGACTCTGCCTAACTGGCAAATCGGTTACGTTGGTGCGGTGTTGATGATTGCGGAATTGGTTTCTACCAAGCCCAAGTCGATGACCCGTGTTTCTGGCTATAACTCAATTTCTATCTAAGGAGAAATAGTCATGGCTCTCGGTCTAAACAAGATTGTCCTCGCAAGTGCAAGCACCAATACCCCTGGTGCCTACTGGCAACTTACTACTGTTTCAGCAAACAACGCTACTGTTGTTATTCCTGCTGGAACGTATTTGTTGTTTCCTACAGCAAACGTCACAATTGAAGCGGTGTCGGCTTACAACACCAATACCGCTTGTACAACTCCATCTACTTTCTCAACTCTCATTGGTAACAATACTGGTGGAGTGTTGATTTCTGACGGTGTGAACGTGCGTGCAAACGTGACTGTTGCTACCGCAACTACGATTACTTTGGCTACGGTCAATGGTGGTCAAGCTGCAAGCGGCACTTACAACACATAAGGAACCGTTATGTCTAACGCAGAAGCAGTCGGCAGACTTACCCTTGACAGTTTTGGCAATGGTCGCATCGGTGTTGCAAAAGCAGTATCTCTTGCTACTAGCGGCAACGCTGTTATTACCATTCCATTCCTTGATGGTGGTTTAACAAATGCCGGTGCAGCAGTAGGTTCTGGTTCTGTTATTGTTCGCCGTATTACGGTACAAAATGCAACTGGTAACGTAGCTACTGCAAACGTGGCAATTAGTGCTGTTAGTAGTGGAAATATTGCTACTGCTAATGCGGTGGTTGCAAACGTGGTACTTAGCAATTTGACAGGTGCTGGTAAATACCAAGACCTGACTGTTGCGGGTGCCTACGGTGCAAATACAACCATTACTGGTTTTACAACACAAGCCTTGTATGTCAACATCAACACGGCCAATGCAAACGGTACTGTTGATATTGCTGTTTATGGCGATGTAGTGAGTTTCTAATGATAAACATCTTTGTAACTAATAATTCTGACAAAGTATTGAAAGACGGTTATGCCGGCAAATTCTATACTTTTGGCAAGGGCGAAACGGTAGAAGTGCCGATTGAGGTTGCCAAACACGTTTTTGGTTATGGAGATGAAAACAAAGAACCGTATTTGGCGCGGCTTGGTTGGATTAAAACTGCAAATGATTTGGATGAAGGTTTAGACCGGATGTCCAAATGGCAGTTTACTGACCAACCGCCCAAGAAGAACGATTCCTTATCCCCGATCGTGGAACGAGTACCCCTAGAGGTTGTAAAACCTCGCGGGGGAAAAGTCCTGTCAGTAGCCTAAAGATTATGGAAAGTAAATGTCGCAAAACTTATCGGGATACATTACCGAAGTTAGACGTTTGCTGCATGATGCCAATGCGAATTTTTACACGGATCAGCAGCTAACAGACTACATCAATTCTGCCCGTCAACGCACGGTCAGAGATACTGGCTGTTTGCGTACTATCCAAGTTACTCAATCACCCGCCCCCGTTGCTAATCCGCTTAATAGCGTGACTGCGACAAATCCTGTCGCATGGGCTGCAAGTACTCCCTGCACTTTAGGGCAGTTTGTGTTTAGCAACATTTTTATTTATCAAGTTACATTAGCAGGAACAAGCGGAACAACAGCTCCAGCTTATCCTTCAGGCACAACAAACTATCCACCAAGCACTCAATTTACAGATGGCACTTGCGGCTTAACGTATGTAGGTAATGTCGAGCAGATTCCGTACTCCACGTTGCCACAAGGCGCAAACACGCTTGATATTTTAAATGTGAACTTGTACTGGGGTAACTCGCGAGTGCCGTTGGATTACTTGTCTTGGAGTGACTTTAACGCCAGGTTGCGGTTTTGGCAAAATAACATAGGCCGCCCTGCTGCGTTTTCAATCTATGGCCAGAACACAATCTATCTTGGTCCTATTCCTGACCAAGTGTATCAACTTGAGATTGATACGGTGATTCTTCCAACTGATCTTGTGTTGGCCACGCCAACGGTTGCAGATTCTATTCAAGACCCGTACACAAGTGCGCCAAAGTTTTATGCGGCTTATTTGGCTAAGTATTACGAACAGTCTTTTGGTGAAGCGGAGATTTATAAGCAAGAGTATCTCAAGCAAGCCACAAGTATCTTGAATTCTGTGTTTACGCGCAGGATTCCCTCTGCTTATAGTAGCCCGTACTAATCATGGCCGCGGCAGAGCAAAAGAAAAGCTACAAAGTTGTTAAGCAATTTAAAGGGCTTAACACTAAGGCTAACCGTACAGCAATCGAAGAAGATGAGTTTTCTTGGATTGAAAACGTGCAGCCTATTGGTTATGGCAACGCTAGGGTTATCCCTAACTCTTCTGTTGTTTATAACGCAAGCAATGTTGCGGTGACTTGGGGCAATACGGTTAGTCATTTAACTTCGGCCAACATTGACATTACAGATTACGTTATTGCGTTTCAAGAAGATGGTCGAGCCGAATATTTTAATTTGGCCACAAACACAAAAGGCAATGTTGCGGTCACCGGCACGTTTTCAAATGCTGGCGTAAAGACTAGCCAATGGAAAAACGAACGGATGCTTATTCTTGATCCTGCCAAGGGTTACTTTACTTGGGATGGCAACAATGTTGTATCTGTAGGGTCAGTTGGAATTATTGCGGTAACTGCCGGCGGTACAAGCTATACAGCAGAGCCAACTGTTGTGATTGGTGCACCAACTAATCCAAATGGCACTCAAGCTAATGCAACGGCATCTGTCTTGTCATCTTCTGTCGTGTTGATTAGTTTAGAAGATGCGGGATCAGGATATAGCACCCCGCCCCCAACGGTAACCATATCTGGTGGTGGTGGATCAGGTGCAACAGCTATTGCGGGTGTTGTGACATTTGCAACAGGCACCGTGTCTGCGCTTGTTGTTTCAGGCGGCACGGGCTACACCAACGCGGCCAATACGGTTGTGACATTTGCGGGTGGTGGCGGTACAAACGCTGCCGGTACTGCGGTGTTAACTGGTGGGCGTGTTTCACAAATTGTGATGACTAACCCAGGCTCTGGGTATACCAACGCGGCTAACTTAACAGTCACAATAACTGGCGGGGGTGGTGCAAATGCAGTTTGTAAAGGCATTGTTAATAGCGACATTAATTGCGGCATTGCTTCTTTTAGTGGTCGCGTTTTTATTGCTGCCGGTAGGACTATTTACTATTCTGCTGCTGATTCCTACACCGACTTTACAAGCGTGTCAGCAGGGTCTTTTGTTTTAACCGACTCTACGCTGCATGGCAACATAGAACAGATTCTCGCTGCCAATAACTTTTTGTACATTTTTGGCGATGACTCAATCAACGTCTTTTCTGACGTTAGGGTGGACACAAATGGAATTACGTTATTTACCAACACAAACGTATCTGCCTCTGTTGGCAGTAAACGAGCAAACGCTATTTTTCCTTACTTTCGCTCTGTATTATTCTTAAACGACTACGGAATATATGCGTTAGTTGGCTCAACAACATCAAAACTTTCAGACGGCCTTGATGGATTATTTCCTAACATTGATTTTAATTACCCAATTTATGCTGGCCAAGTATTGCTGAATAATATTCTGTGTGCGGCGTTTAATTTCAGATATTACGACGCTGTATTCACAAATACTAGATCGGAAGAGCACACGTCTGAACTC